TATCAGCAAGATATGACTCAGGCCGATATTAGCATCAACCGGACGATGAAGAATCTCCGTTTTATTCATAGCCAGATGTCAGCTAACCCTCCGACAGTTATCGCTAAACCTACAAGTGCTGACCCCAATGACCGCTATGCTGCAGACGCTGCAGATAGGCTTGTCCGCTATGGTATCCGGTATTACCAGATGAGTGAACGTAAGGACCAACTTAACCTTGAAGCACTTATCTATGGTTCGGGATTTGCTAAATGCTTCTTCAACACAATGAAGGGCGAGATTGCTGATTATGACCCAGTCACCGAAGAAGTGGTCATGAGCGGCGACTTTGAATTTACCGTACCTTCTGTCTGGAAAATTTATCCAGATGCTGATGCTACTACTTGGGATGACGTTAGCTACGTATTTGAAGAAGTAGACCTCCGTTATGAGGAGGCTGCTTACATGTTCCCAGATAGGCTGGAAATACTTGAGCGCGTAAGACAAAAAGGCTACGAGACAGACATTGAAGAATACCAAAGTACCGCTTCGGCAGTCGCTAATAAATACCGTTACGACTCAGTTAAATGCTATCAGTACTGGGAAACGGGCACCCCGATGAACGGCATGCAAGGCCGTTTCTGTTGGTGTCTTGAGGACGGTACCCCATTGACTGCACTGACAGTTAGTCCACACCGCTTTACTCAAAAGCTAAAGGGTGGTAAGCCAGGACCAACACGTGCCTATCTTCCCTACAAGATTCTGACAGATATTGACGTGCCGGGTACTTACTGGGGTATGAGTGTTGTTGCCTATGCCTCGGCTATGCAAGATGCCAAGAACCGTGTAGACACAGTCATGCTGGATATTCTTCAAGCACACGGCGTGGCGCGTATTGTTATGCCAGAGTCGGCAGAGATTGCAGACGAGTCAATTACAAACTCAACTTGGGATGTCATCAAATACACTGGTTCAATCCCACCTAGCTTTATGGAACCCGTGCCAATGCCATCTGCTTTGCCTAACATTGGCGACCGCATGGAACGTGGCATTGACGATGTGTTCGGAATCAATGATGCAGTCATGGGCAATATGCAGCGCGAGACTTCGGGCTTTAGCTTGCAGTATGCAACGCAACAATCAAACATGATTCGCAAGCGTTTGTTCAATAAGGACATCGCAGTCGTAGAGTGGGTTTACAAAACGTACTTACAGATTGTGTCAGAGAACTGGAAAGAGACACGCACCATCAAGGTGCTCGGCAAAGAAAAAGCCTTTGAGTCTATTAACATCTCGGGCGCAGACATTGCTTCTGGCTTTGACTTGGTTGTCGAGTACGGCGCATCTCTCTCGCTTGACCCGCTCACTCGTCGTGAAGAGATTTTGCAGATGATGCCTCTCTTCCAACAGGCTGGTGTCCAACCACGTAAGATGCTGCAAATGCTCAAACTTACAGAGCTTGAGAATGCTTACGACCACATTGAATTGGCGGAAACTCGTCAGCGCGAAATCTTTGAGGAAATGCGCATCAAGGGAATTTACATTGAGCCACAAGAGTTGGAAGACCACATCAACATGTTGGCCTTTGCTTACACGTACGTGATGACAGCAGAGTTCAAGTATTTGAATCCTGTACACAAAGAGATGATAAACAAACACATTAAAGACCGTGAGGAAATGCAGGCAAGCAAGATGGCCGGGGCCGGAGGTATGCCAGGCATGCCACCGATGGGAGCACCGCCTGGAGGCATGCCGCCACCACCTGGAGGATTACCACAATGAGCGAATGGCAAACCGAAGAACAAAAGAGAGCCGCCAAGAGTATTTCTTCCTCGTTTGGTGGACCTACCGAACAAGAGCAGGATACAGAAAGTGTTCTTGAGAAAGTTAAAAAATGGCTTAGCTCACAATTCTCTGGCCCTAGCTTTGGGGAGAAAGTTAGTCAAGAGCTGAAAAAAAGCCAAAACAATCAGTTGACAACACCAAAAAAATAATCTAATAATTACTCATTCGTACCATCCCGGGCGGTCTGGGACGTACGCTAAACCCGAAAGGGACAAAGTCTACTATCCTTTCCAATAGGACGTAGAAGGAGCAAATGGTATGTCCAGTAATGGTAATCTTTTTCCAAACTTGTGGGGTGGAGGAGGCGAAGAAATCTCTACCGTAGGTGCGGAACCAACCTCTGATGGTGGGTCAGTTGCTGCTGACTCGTATGTACCGCCAGTCGATATTGATGCACCTGAAGCGCAAGCTGCAGAGCCAGTCGATATTGACAGTGAAGCAGGTCAGGCACTGAGCCCTGCAAAACAGCCGGAGGAGTCTGGTGAGATTGAGTACGTCGAATTGACGGACGAGACTGGACGCAAGAAAATTAAGGTTGATTGGAACAACCGAGATGCTATCAAGAAAGCCATCTCAATGGCGGCTGGAGCGCGTAAATGGCAGAACGAGCGCGACCAACTTCGCAAGACACTTGAGCAAAAAGAAGCTGAATACCAGGATGTTAGCACGGCATGGAATGCCATCGAACAGGCTTACACAACTCAAGGATTGGAAGGATTAGTTGACCTACTTGCCAACAAGCAAGGCGCGTACAATGAGTGGTTACAAAGTCAACTCAGCAAGGAATTGATGAAGCGCGACGCAACTCCTGATGAGCTTGAAAAGATTCAACTTAAAGAACGCCTCGACCGGATTGAGAGGGAACGCTCCATCGAGGCTAAGCGCCTCAAGGAACGTGAGGAAGCTATTGCCAAGGAAAGAGCAGCAGCCGAGGAAGCGGCCCTCCAATCTGTCGTCAACCCATCGTTTGACCGCGTGCGATTCGCTGGAACGCTGGGAAATGAGCAACTTGAAGATAGGCTTGACCGAGCTGTTTGGTCCGAGTCAATCGACATCCTGTCCAATATCGAAGAGCAACAAGGTAAGCAGGCAATTACTCCCGCCGTGACTCGCCGAGTGTTTCAAGAAGTGGCAGATAGTTTGCGTCAAGGCATGAACATTAAAGCGAAAGAAGAGGCTGCAGTGGCAGCGGAAGCACGCAAGGCTAATGTGGCAACGAAGGTTGCAGCAAAAGCCCAAACAGTACAAGGGAGTAGACAAACAGACAAAGAATCTTTTAATAAAAATATTGCGGAAAACAACTGGGGCGCAGCCCTAGCCAGCATGTTGACTGGCCGCATTAAATAAGGAGCATGAATCATGGCATTTGACCCAATTGCAGGCGTAAACGGAGTAGGTGGACTTCCACTTGGTAAGTTCCTCCAGATTGCATTCACCTCGGGCGTGTTCAACCAATTGAACCGTACCTTCCCTGACTTCGAGATGGTTAAGAAGTTTCGCGTCGGCGACCCTAACTGGCGCGAGCAACGCTTCTTGCTTCAGACCTCCCTCGGGCCATCGGCTATCCAGTACAATAACCCAGGAAGCCTTTCTTCTACTTTCCCCAAAGCTCAACGCATTGGTATCAGCGAGAAGATTGCTGTCTCGAAAGAGTTGGACGCTACCGTTGAGATTGAGTACAACCTCTACAAGAAAGCACTGAACAGCCCACTCAAGTATGCTGAGCCTCTCGCTCTTGAGATGCAGTCCAAAGCTATCGCAGCTAAGCGTCGTATCGCTGCCGACCTCTACGGCGACGGAACCGGAGTAGTTGGTACTGTTGCTTCAGCATCCGTGACTGGAACTAGGTTATCTATTGTTATCGACACAGCAAACGCTGCTCGCGGCCATGTAGGTTTCTTCGAGTATGGCGACCTTGTTATTCCTCGCACTGCAGCTGGTGCAGCTCAGCTTCCCACTGTTACGGCAGGAACTGTTGCAGCCCTCCGCGTTGTTAGCCGCAGCCGCAAAACAAATACGGTTGTCCTCGAAGCAGTCGATGCAAATGATAATCTTCTGGAAGTTTCGGCAGTCGGTGATGTTTCTGCGGGAGACTTGGTTTACCGCGCTGGACAAACAGATATTCCAAACTTGAGCATTGCAGTTCCTGACTATGGACTTATCTCAAACGTGTTCGCTGGCTACGAGTCTCTCTTGGCTAACGACGGTCGTACTGTTCATGGAATCCAAATGAGCGGCATCACTGCAGGTACACACGTTGACTGTAACGCACAGCTCATCGCCCTCAAATATGTGCAGGAAGCACTTAGCGAAGCTAAGGTCGCAGTCGGCCAGGGCCTCTACAGCTGGGATATGCTTGTCATGTCTCCTGA